CTCAATCCTCCATTGTGTACTGATTGCGCTGTAAAAGTAGCTACGCCTGTCACCCCAAGAGTCTCACCGATGGTAGCAAGGCCAGAAACTGTTAGATCATCTGAACTTGTGAGCTGTTCCGCAGAAACTGTCCCACTTGCGACTACATTGCCTGTGACTGCCTGACTTCCACTGTCGATTGTTCCTGTGGTTGTTAAATTTTCATTTCCAAATTGTATCTCACCTGATCCGGCATTGATTGTCAAGTCCCCGGCTGTAGTGGAAAGAGTTCCCGCATCTGAGAATGTAATGTCACCTTCTAAGTATAAATCTTGCCAGGCGTAGGTCGCTGAACCTATATCATAAGTATCGTCTGTTGCTGGTATTAGATTGGAGTCAATAGACCCTGTGATCGTGACCGTATCGCCACTGGCATCACCTAAATCTACATTTCCTGTGAGTGATACATTTGCTGCTGTAACCGTACCAGTAGCAGTAATGTGTCTAAATCCTGTTATATCTTTGTTGGAATCAACAACAACTGCCTTACTTGCTGCGATTGTTCCTGCGGTTACATCGGTTGAATTTGCTCTGGATACTGCGCTGTCAATTTGCGCTCCAGTATAATCTGAATTGTAATTAGCCATTTAAGTTCCCCTGTTAATAGACTTCAATTAAAGAGGTTTAGACTACACTTATATATTTTGACCATTAGCCATGCGTTTGCAGTCGGATTGAGCCTTAAACTCTTTTCCAGGCCAACCATTACCCTTTAACTCAAATAAAGGTGCGCCCATAAGCCGTTTCAAATCGGTAGATCCACAAGCGCACTGAGCCTTTTCATCCACTTTAGTCATGGATTCAAAGACTTTTTCACAATTTTTACATTTATAATCGTATGTTCTGAACATAATTAAGGAATGGGGGATGAAAAACACCCCCCATTTTGTTCCTATTTTGTTAATGATTAAGAATTAAGGATTCTTGAATTCTTGAATTCTTCCCTCAAAAACTGTAACTGCTCCGTAGAGCATGTCTGCTACGACTTTAGTTCCAAGAAAGTCAACAGAATACTCTGATTGAACTCTCGGTTCTAACTGTCGAGCTGCGCTTACCGCGCTGGGGTGGAAAATGTATCCCACTTCCACTCCTGTAGAGGCTGATGATCCCATGACTGTTGAGTGCAGAACCGGCATGCCGTAAAGCATCCCAATTTGTCCATTCAACAATCCAGATGGGCCTGCGCCCATTTTAGAAGCATCCACGAAATCTGAGATTCCGAGCATTGCGGTGTAAAGCGCTGGAGAAACAACGAAATGACACTGATTAGTGTCTACATCAGATTCCATAAGGGTTTTCATGCCCCCACGAATTTCTGCTGCTGTGATTACATTGTCTGTTCCAAGAGCTGTACTATTAGTAGTAGCTGCTTCGACTTTTGATTCGATGTACATTTTGTTAATGTGTGGCTCTTTATCCACACTCTCCGCTTTTCAACGGAGTATCGGACTATCTATTCATCCTATAAAGGATGTTGCGGAGTCTTGGAGAAATTATCTCATTCTCTAGTCTCTGCCCCTGGCTTTTGCCTTCAGGTCTGATTACCATATCTATTGATTTAGGTTTCCAGATTTTTTCCGCAATCATAATGATCATAGTTACCTATGAAAACGCCCATTGAGCATCATAAGTCTTAGCTAAAGCGTAACCCATGCCAGATACTTCTTTTTCAAAAAGACCCGGTATGGATTGGACACTCGCTATGTCCTCTACTAATTTTGCGGCATAACGATGCTGGTCGATGGTTAGATCGGACTTTGCATGCGTTGATGCTGCGTATGTTACGATAGTTTCCGCTGCTTTAGCTGCGTCACTTACCTCTGCCAATTTCGGGATATGAAACACATCACCCCTACCTTTGACCAGACCATTCAAAGAAGTATCCACACATTGTTCGAACACAAGGTTGCGTTCTATGTATGCCTTAACTCCGTCAGTCCAAATCTCGGGAATCGTCCTGTTACTTTTATGACCTTATACAAGGCGAATAGCTATTTCTAACTATTTCTCATGCTCTCACATGAGTCCAGACTATATCTTCGTTATAATAACGCCTTTGCGTGTAGTCGTTGAGGGGTGAGCCACCACTTCCCTGCTGATTACCCAATCTAAACAATTTTCACCTAATGACTTGGCAGTCGGTATGTTTAGCTCTAAGGGCTTTCCAGCATATAGCAAGGTTTTACAACTCCAATTCATTCAAAGTTGGCAGCAGTGGTTGCGGTGACTGAAGCACCAGCGAAATCTGCTGATAATGCCATAAGGTTTTACCTTTCTACGCTATTTTTTAGCGTAGTTTTGAATAACCTTACCCCAATTCCCCTGCCTTTGCTCCTTTGTCATATCCACGAATGGATTAACTGAACTATCAGGCATCGGAGTAGAATAAGATTCATTCGTTTTAACTGTCTGATTAATTGACCGCTTTACGAATTTCTGCAACTTAGAAGTTGACAGATCAATCGCAAATTCACGATCCTCGTCAGATAGCTGATTTAGTAGGTCTTTTCGCACAGATTCTTTAATCTGTAGACCTTCTTCTGCCTGAGATTTGTACTCGTCTCGTTCAGACTTGTACTTAGTAGCTAGATCCTTCCACTCATTGTTCTTCTGCATTTCTGCTTCTTGATTAACATTGAGTTGATCCTGCAATTCCTTTACCTTTGCTTCAGCTTCCTGGCGCTGATGTCTGTACTTCTTCGCATCTGCGATAAGCGTTCCAATTTCAGCGCTTGCATTGGTGCTTTCTTGAACATTGGCCTGTTCTTGGGCTTGAGCCTGCTGCTCGACTTTTACGTCCGTTTCCATAATATCTCCTATATGGTGTACACCTTATACCCCATTCCGTTCTTGCGAATCTCCTTAGTGAAATTCTTAATAAGCTGGTTCTGCATTTCACGCATAATTAGCTTCTGCTCGTTAGGGGGTAGAGGGTTTTGTTTTGTTGATACATATCTTTTGCGGGATTTCTTTTGTGGCCCCTGAAATTCCATGCGCTCTGCCATATCTGGATCTTCGATTCCATACTCGAATCCATGTGCAGAGGACTTTAAATAATTAAATGATTCTCGCATCTTGCCAGTAAGCGTTAAATCAGGCTTTCCGCTGGTGCTTACCTGGTTGGGCGCTGCCTTGCCTGCCATCTTTCTTTTACGATAAGCATTGGTATATGCTATAAAGGGATTTCCCGCTGCATTGCGCCCCTCATGGAAGATGCGCCTTCTGTGGATCTTTAAAATAATACGGCCTACACTCTGAAAGAATGGCCTGCCGAACTTGAACGCTTTTTGAAGATTAATCATTATAATACTGCTCTAATGTTTGTGGGATGCTGAACGATCTGCCCTTCAGCTTCGCCTTTGTTACCATACCCTGATACGCCACTTTAGCTCTTTGCTGTATGTCCCTATTTTGAGTCTTAGGTGACAATGCAACCCACTGATGCCGACAATTAAAGCCGCCACCGTCTCGTAATGCGCCTGGATATTTGGCTTCTACCTGGGCTTGTGTCATCCCGCCTTCTTTCAACATGCGTATACACACTGGTCTGGTCTTAGAGTCCATTGGGCCTTGATAAATGAGAGATTGAGTTGGATTTTGTTCTAATTGTAAAAGCGTGAGTGATCTTGAGTAGGTAGCCATTGAGGTAGTGATAATTGTGTCTACCTGATACGGTTTTATCGTTAAATCTCTTAACAGCATGGCTTTAATGCTTTTTTGTGGCATTTTCTGGAGTACCCCCTGGACTAAGGATAATCTTACCCTCTCACCAATGTCAGTTGTGTATCTCAGGATGGATGCCTGCTGCATGTTGCGAAGCGCTACAAGTTGCGTCTCTGATACCTTACCAAAGAATACTGCATCGTCTAAAAGTGTGTCGAATGAGATCATTAAGCGATTGACCGCTTGCTGCATCTGAAGGTCTGAAAGCCAGTAATCCACCATTGAAATACCAGCTAAAATTGCAAGTATCTCTTCTGTGGATAGACCTTGTTCCCTTAATTCTTCTACATCTTGGGTGAATTGGTCTTGAGCTTCGGTGAGTCTGGCTTCAAAGTCTGCAACTGCACTATCAATAGTATTCGATAGCGGCATTAGCTTTGTAGTCTATTGAGGAGCCTGTTCTGTTCTGGTTGTGCTTCGGATTCGTCTACCTCAGATAATAAGGCTTCTGCATCCTCTGGGAGCATATCGGGATTTTTAAGCATAAGATAGCTTTGGCGAGTGGCAAGCTTGTTCTGGAATAACCAGGTGAACATTTCTCTCTCTTCAGATGGTGATAGAACTTGAGGCTCTTCAAAGTCTACCAGATATTCATCAGCAAGTTTCTTGCCTGTTTGTACTTCAATAATGCGTCTGTCAATCTCAAAACGCCTATGCTCCCATGCTCTCCAGGTATCTTCGATGTTGGCTTGGACTTCGGTATAATTGTCTATCTCCTGTACCCTCAAGGCTTCTGCGGATTCTGCATTGCCATGAGAATCAATAAATTTTACTCTGAGTTGATTGTTATTGAGAGTAGTCTCAACAAGGTATTTCGCACCTAAAATTAAATCACTTATACTTGCTGATGGGCCAGTAACGCCAAAATTTGCGCCTTCTGGAAGGTATAATATTTTATCAACACCCATAGAAATGCGTGATCTGTCATCTACGCCTGTGACAAACTTTACGCCAATAGCACCAAGTCTGATACACAGTGATATTTCCATAGCCGCTACAGATAATGCAAGGTCAGCCCTTACTACATCTTCAGCACCACCCACAAAGAAATCCCTTATAGGCGGGTAGCGATGAACAAATGATACCGGGATGATACCGTAGGGGTTAACATCCCCCTCATTAAAAGAAAACTTGTCTCCGTTTGCGTCAATCCCGAAATGTCTGCCTGGTTTACCGTCTCTCTCAGCGGTCCATACAATAAACTCCTGTTTAGTAAGTTTGGCTAAACCCTCGTTTTCAATAGCATAAATGCACCCGAAAGGCTCCTTTTCTCCTGGTAAAAATAATGGCTCTACGAAAGGAAGTAATTCAAATTCAACCCTATTACGCCTTGGGTTCCAGAGACTTCGAAAGCCCATAGTCCCTAAGAGAAATGTAGTTTGCTCTAATTGTCTGCGCTTGGCGTTAAGGTCTTGGATGTCTGCAAAGTCCTTATAGCGATCATCGACCTTCATTCTGGGGGGTCGTTTATAAGCTTGCCCTCTGGCCTTACATACACGCCTTGTGAGATTCTGGGCAAACATGGGGACTTGCTGTAGGGATTCTGAGCCAAAATACTCCCCTACATAGTTCTCCATATTGAACCCCTCATAAAAATCAAGAAGGTACTCACGCTCTCTTGTGCGTTTTGTTTCAATATTGTTTAGATAGTCAGATAAACTATCTATAATAAGCTGTTCAGATAAATCTTGTATAATCATATTACCAGTCAATTACTCCTGCGGTTCTCGATTTAATAGGAAATAGGTTACAAAAAAAATATCTACTCGCATCACAGGCGTGATCATTTAGACCATCCTTTAAAGGTTCTTCTTTAAGCTTTTGATCTTTCTTCTTCTCTGGATAACGATAGTTCTCAAAGCTGGAGATGAATTTCTTTGCTCTCGAGTCTGCGTAAAAATGTGTGTTACCAGCAGCATCTTCGAACCATGTTCTCATGTGGGTGATGCCGTTTGCGATATTCCGGGATACCTTGTCTGTTCTAAAATCAACCCGCATTCCCTTTTTTCTAAATTGTTCAATATCAGAAATACCGCTTCCCTGGACTCCACCGCCTGCTGGATCTCCAAAATATCGAATGATCGGATAGCCCTTAGCCCTCACTTTGTCTGCAAAGTCCTCGGTTTTGATATTTTCTTCCCAAATCTCATCTATTAGATATACCTTATCCTTACCTTGCCTTGGGTCAGTCTGGAAAAATCCACAGGCACTTGTGCGGTATCCAAAGTCAATTCCACAATAAGTGGGTAAGTCGGGGTTAAACTTGAGTCTTTGAATGTGTATGGTGCGGTCAAATGGAAAGACTCTGCCAGAAAATGAGGTAAATTGTGAGCCGAACTCTTGTTGGAATGTTTCATAGGTTAATGTCTTTTTTAACTCCTCTATGTCATCTTTGAAAAATGGGGACTCCCAGCTTGGGTGCTGCCATGACTCCCAATCAGGGAACTCATCTGATTTTCCTCGTTGCCATAGGTCGTAGACCCAATTAAATCCCTCGGGCGTTGTCGTAAATAACGCCCAACCCTGTTTGTCTGACAAAGTTGGTCTTAAATATTGCTCCCAAACAATCTTCCTTATCTTCGCTGCTTCTTCAATTACTAAATGGTCTATGCCATCTCCAACTAATGACTCTGGTCGGTCTGCTGACTTCACCGATATTTCACTGTTTAGACCAGCAAGCTTCATGTAATGCACTGCTCCACTGACCTCTTTTTTGTATGCGATTGGAAGTCTCAGTTTAGTGAGTACATCTATTTTGACTTCACGCATAATTTTGTCAGCTAAATCTAAAGTAGGAGCCACTATCCACGTTCTCGTATTTGGAGTTAGGAGGTATGGCAATATCTCTTTAGCTGCACTATAACTTTTGCCTGATCGTCTGCCCTGGATGTTTACTCGGAATCGAGCTGTCGACTCATGTACCTCCTGCTGATTAGGCGAGGGCTGGTACTTGAGTATCTTCCAGAGCTTCTGCTTGTTTAATACTTTTCTTTTCAATCGGTGATTCTTCGTAGCCACACTCTTTGAGTAATCCCTCGAGATTGCCTACAAGTTCAAATTCGTTACGATCTGATTGACCTAAATATTGTTTACCTAAAAATATGAGCATTGCGTTTGAGCCTTGCTCTGCTGTTTTCCATTGGAGCTGCCGGAGCTTGATCTTCATGCTTTCACGACCACGCTCGATTTCTTCTCTAAAGCGCACTCGGATTGTGTTTTCACTGCAATTATGCAACTTGGCTATCTCTACCATTGAACAACCAAAGCTGGCAAGCATTTCTACCTTGTCCGCACTGATGTCAAGAGCTGGTCTGCCAGTCTTTTTCTTTTCCATAATAAATCCTGTTATAGTTTCAGTAACTAAGGATTAGACTACATCAAATAAAACCCAGCACTTGCGTATTGCCCTGCGCCAGTAGGTTTTAGCTGAAGATTCAGATATTTCCAGGGTGTCTGCTATAGTGGGAAAGCTGTGAGATTTTAGGCGCATCTTGAACACCTGGAGTTCTCGCTCGGATAGGTTGTCGTATGCTTTGTGAGCTGAGAGTTGCCAGTGGCGCATGTGCGGTTCGATTAAGCCACTGCGAAAGATGGCAAGCTTACGGTAGAATTCGTCCCCGAGTTCGATTGAGTCTATGAGTCTTTCATAGTCTTTTGCTGTGATTATAGGCCAGTCCATTATTGTAACATATGTTAACCCGCTAAAATATTAAAAAAAATTTGCACAGTGGATCCGTCGCAGCGATTCCAGGCTCCTTGTGGATCGGATTTCGTGGCGAAATTTGAGCAGAAAAGAATCATTTGTTCGCACCCCATCGACCCCAAAATACGCAATCGGTAGATAATCGGCAAAACATACTGTGAAATTCGTGGAAAATCTCGTTTCGGTTGCGTTCGTTTGATCGGACGCTCTTCAAAATTTCTTAACACATACCCCACCCTATATATACGCGTAATAGAAACTATTGCAATAATACCAACGCATAGCTATATTTGAGGGTATTAAATAACACAATGACAGGAGATTGAGAATGTATAAAAAATGTTACGAATGCCACCACCCAACCCCACCCCCTGAAAGGGTAGAGATAAACGGCGATGAATACTGTGAAGAATGCTATAATGAAAAGTATTATATATGTGAGTGTTGCAATGATACCTATAAAACAGAAGAAATGACAATCGTTATGGATGGACAAGGGGTGTGTCCACAATGTATTGAAGATTATTATACTGAATGTGAAGAGTGTCTTGAATTTCACGAAAATGATTATATTTACAGAACAACGCAAGGGAATTCATATTGTAACGGGTGCATATGTGAAGTTGCAAGTGTTTGTTGTGATTGCGATGTTTGGAGTGAAGAACCAGAGTATATAGATGAGGAACCGTATTGTGATGAATGCGCAGATGAACATCAAACTAAAATCATTCGACCCTATAGTTTCAAACCTAGCCCAATATTTTTTACAGGGCAAAACGAACGACCATACAATAACAATGATAAAAGGTTGGTATTCGGTTTTGAACTTGAAGTAGAAAATAGGGGAGTGCTTAACCACGATGAATGCGCCGAAATACTCGGAGAAATGATGCCAGATTTACTTTACTTCAAAGAGGATAGTTCAATTCATAATGGCTTTGAAATTGTTTCCCATCCTATGACATACTCATATTTTAGAGAACACAAAAGCGCTTTCGAAATGCTATTAAATAAGGCGGTTAAATTAGGGTTGCGATCATATAATACAACGACCTGCGGATTACACATTTCATTGAGTCGAAAGGCATTTACTGAATCAAACTATTTGAAATTCGTGAATTTCTTCAATAACAAAAGCAATCATTCATTATTACGGACAATCTCACAACGACTTGATAATCAACTAGAGCAATGGTGCAGTATTTCAAGATTTACGAGTAGAAACAACGAGATAAGATTATCGAAGGAAAAGAACAAGGGCGCAAATACTGAGCGTTACCAAGCGTTGAATTTACAGAATGCAAATGTGCTTGAGGTGAGAATGTTCAGAGGTACATTGAAAGCCGACTCATTTTATAAGGCGTTCGAATGTATTTTTGCGATATACGAGTATTGCAACCAAATGAACTTCAAGGATTTGAATATAAACAGGAAAAAAGAACTCACAAGTGAACAAGCGCAAGTCTCTAAGAAAAATGATGGCACAGGAATTGCGAACATATCCAATAGCTTGGTGAAAAGGCGTTATTTCAATACGTTTGTGTATAAGAACAAGAATCATTATAGGTATTTAAATTCGTTCCTCACAAGAAAGTATGGACACTTTTATAATTGCGATAAAGACGAATCAAAAGTAAATGAACTGAACAACCTATTAAACCAAAGGAAAGGCGGTTATTACCTATGTGCATAGCGATTAATTCACCGAAGGGTACATCACCCACCAAAAACGCACTTGAGAACTCATTTGACTATAACCCAGATGGGGCAGGGTATTGTTTCGCCAATGATGGGAAACTGATAATTCGAAAAGGCTTTTTTGATTTTGATTCGTTCCTAAAATCATATCAAGATGATAATATACAAGGGTTTAACAAGCTTATTCATTTCCGCATTTCCACAAGTGGACAAATTGATAAAAGAAATTGCCATCCTTTTTTGATTACTGAAAATGTAGCAATGATCCATAATGGGATTATCCCTAATTTCGGAAACAAGGTAGAAAATGACACCTTGCAATATGTTAAACTCGTTTTGAAACCTATTATAAAAGAGGGTGGTGTGAAGGTTTTGCTTAATCCATCTATTCAGAATATGATAATTGATTCTATAGGGAATTCGAAACTAGCTTTTCTTGACCACAAGGGGAATTCATATATATTCAATGAAAAAATGGGGCACAGGAATAATTCTATCTGGTATTCGAATAATAGCTATAAGGAAACATATCCAATAAATAACTATGGCTATGGATTTAAACCAGAAGAAGACGACATATATTTAAATCCATACATAACTTGTCAGGAGTGTTTCAATGAGTTAGTCAATAACGAGTATGAAATATGTGATTCTTGCGACGAACTAGACTTGGACGGTTATGGGCGACCTATAGAGCGAATTAATAAATGGATTGAGGTATAATATGAGACAATTTACAAAACATTGTTTAACGGCTATGTTTTACGCCGTAATCACAACGGCTCTAATTATAGGATTGGCAGTTATAATTCTAAGCTTTTCATAGAATACACACAAAATAGGGTGAGGCGCGTTTTGAAAGGTTTTGCCCTATTTTTTTGCCCAATATTTTTTATGCTGCACAAGCTACGCCGGACCAGGGCCAGCCAAGGACCAGGGCCAGCCAGGGAACCCACCCTGGATGCGTTAAAGTATGGGGGCGAATATGGGGTTGGGGTATGTTCGAATAATTTAATTTAACGCCGTATAGAGGATTTTAGAGGGTGTTTTTTGGATGGGAAAGTTTTTAAACCCCCATTTTTTGAGTTTTGAGCGTTTTTTGAAAAATTGAAAGTTGATATTTTCCCCAGTTTTTTATGGTGTCTTATTGAGATCATTCGCAATAAAACCAGATGCGTAAATGAGATCATTCGCAATAAGAAAATGAGATTGATCTCAATTTGGATGGGTTATTTTTTGGGTGATATTCGAAATTGTGGTCTATGGTAAAGATTCTTTATATTTCAGGCCACAGGGTTTTTATATCTCAGGCCACAGGGTTTTTATATTTCAGGCCACAGGGTTTTTATATCTCAGGCCACAGGGTTTTTATATTTCAAGCTGCAGGGTTTTTATATTATACCTGGAAGGGTGTTCCAATCCCTACATTGCCATTGGTGTAATAAATCCTATTGCGTAAAAGGTTATATATGTCTAAATTTCTGTATGTTAAACAACGGAAGGATGAGAAGATGATCATAAATAAGCAAACATTAAAAGATTTTAGAATATCTTTTAAAGAATCAGTTAAATCACTTGAAGAGGAATATGGAGTTAAGGTCAATATGAAGAACATCTCATTTGGCGATATTTCATTCACTACAAAAATAGAGGTTATCAATGGTGGTGACCCAAAAGAAGTAGCAAGGAATTCTTTTCAAGATGACTTGAATAGATACGGATATAGGTTCCCCGAAATTACAATGGAACATTTTGACAATGGGTTAAGATACTACGGAAATCAAATCAAGATTGTGGGTTTAAAGCCACGATCACCAAAGTATCCCATAGTTTATAAAAAGAATGGTACGCTTTTTTCAAGTTCAAAGCGCTTTAAAACCACTTATAAATCTATTGTAGTGGCATTGGGAATTTTAAGTTAATTAATACAACGAAAGGGTAATGTGATGGAGAATAACTTAGCAAATGGATTAGTAATAAAAAGTATAAGATACTTTGAAACAAGACTAGGATTAGGCTATGAAGCTAAAACTCAGTATGGCTCTATTTGGAATGATGGTAATGGTGGCGATACTTATTTTGAAAATGCTAAAATAGAACATTCAAAGTATAGAGATATAAACGAATGGGATTTGGAAAAGGTAATTGACAGATTTGAAGGAATAGAAAGTGAGGTGGTGCAATGATTGATTACATACTAAATCCATTCGTACTTATCAATACAATGTGGATGATAACGCTTATAATTATAAGCTTAATTTGGAGGAAAAAGTGATGAAGAAATTATGTGAACTTATATTAACAACGAAAGGGTATGAAGATGAAACAAGATGAATTAATTGCAATAGCAAACAATCTAACCAATGAAAACCTGGTTAATCTAATCGCTATCTTCAGCGAAAGGATCCATCTTTATGTTGGGTCCGTCCCAATGAAAGATTCAAATGGGTATTTAATAGCCGGAGAATTGGATAAGGAAATTCCCGCCTGTTTAAATGGAGCCAGTATTCAAATAAATATGGAAGGCACTTTTGATGATTCAAAAGATGGTGGATTAATTAAGCAGCTTGAATATGTAGAAAGAGAAAACAAGGAAAGAAAGGCCGAATAGCCTTATATCTATATCCACAGGGTCAGGGTCTATTCACCTTCTTATAGTTAGCCCCCTTAAAGTTCCCTTTTTTCCTACGATTAACCTCGGCTATCTTCATATCGTACTTCATCGTTAGGAAACAAGAGCGTAAACCCTCGACTTGAATCTGCTTACCCCAGTAAAGCATTGCCCCGCACAATAAAACCCCACCCTCATCCTCGTAAGCCAAGCTACAATAATGATCCAATTCTGGCCTACCGAGTGAACATTTATTGAGATTATAGCTACTCTCTAAATACTTCTTTATATTATCATCCAAAGGGCTTTTCAGCTTCAGATCCAGGGCTTTTATAATCTTACTGAAAGGGTCTTTTATATCTAAATCCATAGGGTGCAGCTTATATTTATATCTA